ATCAAAACTGATACCTAGATTGTTTTGTTGTAATAGTGTAATGTAATCGTTCTTTGTAACTGCACGACCTTGTGATGCAAAAGCTTTAGGTGCCTGAAACTTGATAGAATCAATAGTTTCTTTGTCTTCACCTTGTGTAGCAGCAAGATAAGGAGTGACAGTAACTGAAGTGTATGGTGCAAACTGTGTCATCAAAGTGAAAGCATTTGCTAAACCACCAGATGTTCCTTTTGTAGAAACGTAGGTAATCTTAACAATATTACCATCACTTAACTGTTGTCCTAAGACACCATCACCAAAATAAATTTGATAGTTACCATCAGTTGCTTCTTGTAAGAAGTAAACTGGATCAGTTGGTGTTAACTCCAAATAATTTGTAGTTGAATAGAATACTTGATATGCTGAATTAGATACTGATTGTTGGACTGTAACTTGTAACGTTGAAGTGTCGATGTTTGCGTCTGGTATTTCAAAAATGTATTTTGGATTTGTTGTACTGTTAACAGTAAATGTATAGTTTTGTGGTGTTCCTTGTTTAATTTCAATACCAGTAAACGTGGCCACATTAGCTGTCACAGGTACAGTTGTCTCATTCAATGTAACATAATTATAGTTCACATTGTTAATAGCTTCAGAACGGAAATTTGTATATTGTGGCAATGTATATGTTGACGTTGTAACACCAGTAAATCTTAAATTAATGATTGCAACAGGTCCAACCGCTGAACGAGGCACGTAGTTTAACATTTTTGCATGAGAAACCACAGAAGAGCGCTGTAAAGCGGAGTCCAAAAACATCTCATTAGCCACCATGTTCAAGTAAAAAGCATTATATTGTGTATTATATGCAAGAACATCCAACAACGTAGATAATGCAGAACCTGAGAAGTTATAGTCTTTGAAGGTATCTTGTGTTTGCAGATAATTGATAAAGTTTTGCTTAATGCCACTAAAATCTAGGCTAGCAACTTGAATATTCGTATTAGATGCCATTATCTGGACCTTTGAAGAAGAAGATTAACATTCGTTGGCGTAGTATTATTTCCAATAAAAAAGGTCAAAAAGACATCAAAACCATTTTTGTCAGGTGTAAACTGAACGTTTACATTATTGATTTTGGCTCTAGGCTCAAAATTTGTTATCGTATTTCTGATTTCGTCTGCTAAAATACTTGATGTGACGTTTGTAGCAGGTTCAAATAACAATCCAGATAGATTAGACCCTAGATTTGGTTGAAATGGTCTCTCATAAAAGTTAGTCAATAATAAATTCCTTACAGAAGCTATGACCGCCTGGTCGTCATAACGCAAGGCAACATCTTTGGTTACCGGTAACGCTTTGAACGTTAAGTCTATGTCGGAGTAGATTTTCTGTAAATTTGCCATCTGATATTTATGAGTTCAAATTGGCAATAAGTGATGGAGAACCAATGTAATTGTTCAAAAGAAAGTTTTGCGACTGTCCAAGATTATTAAATTGACTCAAAACACCATATTGTTGTACCACATTTGATGAATTTTGAAAGAATTGTGAGTCTTGTTGTGGATAATAAGTCATTACAAAGTTAATTGTGGACACTACATTTTGCAAAGCTTGTGCATTTGTTGTACTGACGTTTGTTGTATAATATGTTGTTCCTTCACCTTCACCATAAGTAATGGTGTGTGCAGTTAATGAATTTGCTAAAATATTAGTCAAGTTTGTCATTGTGCTATACAAATTGGCTAATGTATTACCTAATGTGATACTTGAGAAGTTACCCATAATAACAGATGTGTTTGAAACTCCATCAGTTTGACTTGTGATGTACGACAACATTTTACCTTGTGCAGTAGCCGTTGTATAATGTGGTGTTGTGAGGTCAGAATCAGGAGGAGTCACATTAGATTGCTTATTTGTTATGTACAAATAAGAATTGGCTGTATTGGAAGATAAAATAGTAGAGGTTGAATAGACATTTGCTACTGCAACATTTACTGAATCATTTGGTGGACTAGCAAATAATCCATTTGTTAAAGATACCAATGTGTTAGATGTGTCCCAAATTTCTTGTGCCACATTTGCTACAGGATTAACAAAGAAGTCACTAACCGTGTTATTAGCTAAAGCATTAGCCTGCCATGGTCTTAATAACGATGGCAGTATTGTCATTTGTGTATTTACATTACTCGTATATGATTGAGACAAAGCATTGGTGTGTGGATCATCAGAATTAAATCCTAATCTTGCGTAGACACTTCCCATAATATATTAAACTCCTATTTCTTCTGGTACTGGAGGTCCAGTTGGACCTTTTGGTGATACATGTATATGTGAATTATGTAGGTTCAAGTTAACAGTATCAAAAGCCCAAACTGCACTCATTACACCAAATGTTCCTAAAGGAGCAGCAACTTCTGCTACCGCAGTAACGCTACCTGGTGTTGCAATAGGAATACCAGCAGAAAAACCACCTAAAACTGTAACAAAACCACTTAATCCTGCACTCATTCCGTCCATAGCATCAATACGGCCAGTAGATGTTATTTTTCCTGCAACTAATTCACCATCAACAGTAAAATCTCCGCTGATGTGCATATAATCTGGTGTATTGATTTTTAGGCCTCCAGTGATATCACCACCAGCATTAATAATTGTATCCCCTTGTGATGTTAGACTACTGATACCCTCAACTACTTGTGTATAGTTGCCTTTGATGTGTTGTTCTACATTACCATCAACTTGTTCAATTAAATCACCTGCAACGTGAATTTCACAATCACCCAGCACCTCAATTTTCATTCGGCCTTGTACTAGTAAATTTTTATTACTGATAGTAATCTCATATCCATCACCATAGACCTTATGCACCTCATCACCATTAGGATGCATCTCAATAAATGTACCTGAGCGGTGTTGCAGTCTTACACGTTCTCTTGTAGGAGTGTCATCCAACTCAAAAGAATGGCCACTAGGTGTCTGTGTGGCATTATTATATGGATATACCGGTTGATATTGTGAATTTGCTGCTGATTCAGGCTCAGTCCATGCTGTAAAAAAATCTGGTTGATCCATTCAATGTCCTTATGGCTGAGAAGCTGTGTTTGCGGTTGCACCAAATGATGGTGGTGCTGCAGCAACTGTTTGATTTATATGATTTGTTAAACCCGTTACATCTGATCCATTTGTTGAACCATTAATAATATTTGTCAATGAAGAATTAGTTGTGTTTACTTGACTCGCTGCGGAGTTGGCTGAATTTGATAAGTTACTAAATGTTTGTTTTATTCCTGGTATATTCTTAATCGAATTATTAGTTTGCTTCAATGAATTGTTAAAATTCGTTAAACATTGCTCTAATATTGCTTTGATTTGACTAGGTAGACTTTCAATCCATTTAATGATTTGATTCAACTGTTGGGGTAAAGCTAATATAAAAGCAACATCGTAAGCAATCTGAGCAGCTTGTGCAAGAACTTCTTTCAATATTCTAACAATATATTTACCAGCAGAAATAGCTAAAGAAATTTGTCCTGTTGGATCTAAATTCAACGCTTCCAATAGTCCTGCCAATCCAGTTCTAAAACCTTGTTGCAGTTGTTGTAACATAGCACGTACCGCATTAGCAGCAGCCATTTTACCATTTTTAATTGCATTGCCAATTTCTGTAAAAGGATTAGTTAGTCCACCTAAACCAATACTAGCTGCAACATCAAACTTAAAATCACAAACGTGACTTAGGTTATTGTTATTGTTTAATAATGCTGTATTGACTAATGCACCTCTGGAAAGACCTGGTGTTGTTTGTGAACCTGCGGTGTAAAAATAACCTCCATTAGGCAATTGGGGTGATTTAACTTCAGCTACAACACCACCATTTAAGATATCTGTTGGTGCTAAATTGGAAAAAGATGTTGAAGTTATGGCCGCTGCATTATTTTGTATACCACTCAATGCAGCACTAACCGAGTTTGTTAATATGTTAGATGCGTTTGTAATTGAACTTGATACTGTTGTTGCCATTATGTTCCACTTTCTTCTTCTTCTGAACTCTCTGTAACAGGTGACGATGTTGCAGTGTCAGCAGCTGCAAAGCCAGGCAAATAACCCATCATTATTGGAAACTGTCCACTCTCACCGTCCATAAAGAACCCTACAACCCAATCACCTATCTCAAGTGGTTGAAATTGTTTAGCCGTATTTATTGAGTTCATTGGGTGAGCCCAAGGTAAATCTGTGGTAGGAATTAGGCTTGTATCGTCTGTATGCCAACCAAAAATACGGACTTGGCAACGACCGAGTGCTAACGGATCAATTCTGTTTTCAACCACACCAACCCACCAGTAGAAACCATTAAGACCTGCAAAATTATTTACTGTTTTCATTATCCACTCACAATATTAGACCATGTTATAGAACCATCATTAATATCAGGATATTGATGTGGTACACTTTCTTTTGCTACCTCTAAAACTGTCTTGAAATCATTTTGTGTAATCATGTGTCTGACAGCCGTGACCAAATAATTACCAGAATAGAACAAGTCCAGTTCTTTACTTGATGGATCTTTAGAAAGCAATTCAAATTCAATAACAGTACCAACCGTCAATAAAGGATCACCAGGAACTGATATCTTTACTCTTGTATAATTGGCTAGTGCCAACTGAGCTGTTCTATAAGGTATGTATGTCTCTGCAAAAATGTTCTGTGCAACTGAACCTGGATTTGCCTGAACAACTTCATTATTGGCTTCATCAAAGTTTGAAAACACCAATTTCAATGTAGATTGACTTGCTTCATTCATCTTTTGACCTTTACGATTTACGTAATTATTGGTCACTGGATAATCGTTCAAACCACCTGTATCCGGATCATTCCAATATTGTAAATAATCAAAATTTGTAGTTATTTTCTTGCGAGTCAATATGTCAACTGATATTAATTGATTAGCAAACATACCAGTGTTGACAGCATTCAATGTATCATATGAGTTGAGAATCTCATAAGTTGTCACATTGTATACTTCTTCTGTTAGATTTCCTTGTTCAGTATTCTTTGGATCATAACTGTAAGTGTTGTATATGTTTACATCAGGTCCATCAGTTAGGACTTGTAATGACTTAAATTTGAAGCCGTCTTTGTCTTCATAGAAAAGCATATCTGCACCTGGCCATGGTGGTGCAGGTCTAGCATAGTTTGATAACCAATTGATAGCATCTAATGGTTTTAGATTTGGTATAACGAAACTGTATGTCCCATATGTCTCATCAATTTGTAATCTATTTTCACTTATGCCTAAACCATTAGTACATATATCTTTAATGACATCACTTATCGGCATATTTGGATAAGATTTACTTAGTTTGTATTGCTCTGATATAATCAATTCTTCAGAACAGAATTGCAACGTATACACTTCAGTAGACATATTGGCTGCAAGTTTTCTTTTATCCATCTTATAGACACGAAATTTTTTATTGATTGTGTCATCTGGATTATCATACTTTGCAAATGTTAACAATAAGAATTCATTACCATTCAGACCCAAAAGTTCTGCATATGAATTGGATTCTGTTATCATTACATAGCCTGAAACCACACCACCAAACAAATCTTCATGGTATGAAATTTCATTCATTATATACCTAACGTCTATAACACCTGTTGAAGTTAAAAGTGTTACGTTTGTTAGGTCATAGTCACGTGGGTTAAGAATACCTGTAGAAGCCAATTTTTATCCTAAAATAGAGAAGACAATTGTTTTTCTAGTATGCCTGCATAATTTACATTAACAAGATTGATAGTTCGTTTTGCTTCGTTCACTTGAACTTCATAATCAAAAATGTTTTGTGGATAGGCAGTTGTCACAACCGTCACACTTGCACCACTAGGTAAAATTGCAGTTTGAGTGCCTTGATCCACATTTGCATATGCGTTTTGGTCAATAAAGTAAATTGTTGTGTTTGATTCTAACGATGTGGAATCAGTCGTAGTTACACTTTCAACATATTGATAAACTGTATTCTGTGTATATGTC